TCTGAATTAGCTCCTCCCGTTGGGTTTGCTTGTGGCATTAGATGGCCCTCCCGAATCCTGTCACAGTGTACATAAAATCTGTATCCACATTACTCGTTCCATCTTTTATTGTCGCTGTAAAACCTGTTCGACTTAAACTCGACACACTTATATTCCTTGTTTGAGTTGAAGTGTTTGTTGTCACCTGAACTTGTGGCGTATCATAAAAAGCTTTTTCAAACGTTACATTATAGACCCCAGTAGAAGCAGAACTATTAGCTGCAACAGAAGCACTATCTGTTCTTTGCAGAAGAACTAAAGTTGCACCAAGATCACTAATCGTTACTTTTGCATCTGTATTGGTTGAAGTAATAACGGCTTTAATTTGTAAACCTCTTGCTCTGACAATAGCTGCTTCAAATTCAGCCCAGTCACCCCAAGTGGGAGAAGAACTAGGATTGTCAGGTGTTGTCCTTACAAACAAATCAACGTTTGCTTCATCAATAATATCTCCATCAAATTTTCCTGAAGCAGCGTCAAATAAACCACTTCTTGAATCCCATGCTGTTCCTGTTGCAGCAATTGAATTACTAACGACTTCTTTCCTTAAAACAGCATCATATTGAACACCAGAATGTCCAAAATCAAAGGTTGTAGCAAACGTATATTCTCCTTCTTCATCTCCGTCTGCATAAAACGGATCATGGTATCCAGAGGAGACATAAGGATTTGGTGTTAGAACTAAATTGTTACCCGAAACAGCTAATCCGCTATTAACTTTCGTTCCCGTGAAACCAGTCTCTTCACTCCATGTCTTGATATTTAATCGTCTTGTCGTTTCAGGTAATGTCGTTGTAAATGAAGCAGGATTTGTCGATTTATTTCCTAAGTAATCTTGAGCTTTAATGAAATACGTTCCAGCTAAAAGAGGAACCTGTTTCTGCGTAGAAGCACCAGATACACCATCAACAATTTTATTACTTGTTAACCAACTAGCTCCTGATGTTCTTGGGTCATGTCTGATGATAATTCGACCACCTAATTTAACATCTAACTGAGGGACTTCTTTCCAAGAAAGTACAGCTAATGTTTCCGAAATAGGAACCATTGATAACCCTGTAATATCATCTGGATTTCCTTGTACTCCTCTAACATCATATTCACCTGTAGCAGGAGTACTATAAAGAATCCCGCTAGAACTTAAACTGGAAACTTGAAGTGCATAAACTCCTGTCTTTACATCCATTAGATCTATTGTTGTTCCATTAATAACTTCTGTGGTGAAATTATCGTCTTCATGTCTCCATCTGACTCTATAACGATCTACACCATCTACTCCTGTCCAATGAAATGTAACCTTCACTGCAATCTTTCCGTTTAATTCATATTGAAGTTCCTTAGTTGTACTTCCGTCATAACGTGGAACATCTAAAACTTGAACATTCGTAGGAGCAGCAGGAATAACATTTAAGTTTGTTGTATCTCTAGCTGTTAAAGATAGACCTTGTTCTATATGATTATATTTACTGGTGTTATGATAAACAGCTTCAATTGTATAAAGGAAATCCTGTTCTTCATTTATTCCTAAGACCCTCCAATGTGACGTTTGTATATCTGTACTTTCAATAATCCAAATACTATTTGCATCGGGAATAGCTTGGAAATCAGTAGAAACATTGATAACACCCGTTCCTTGGACATAATCAGTATTCCAATAATTCCCATCACAATAACCAGCTATGCCTGTAATATTGTGACCACCATCAAATGTTCCATCAGGAAGTACTACACCTAAAGTTGGTGCTGTCGCAAGAGAAATATTTTCAATCTCTGCTCCACTATCCACAGCAACAGAATTAATAGTTGCAGAACCAATCCTTCCAGCTCTTCTCGTTCCAGCTTTTAAAGGATCAGCAACAGAAATAATATGTCCAGGTTTTAATAGTTGAGCCGTTACTAAATTAGAAGTAAAAGCAATAACTTCTCCATATTTTTCCTCATACAACAACCATTTTCCTAATCTATTAGCTTGCGCTCTACTGGTACAGGCAAAAGCAGTCACACTCTTCTTCACAACTCCTCTCTTCGCAATTTCGGCTGTATCTTTTACAACCTCATAGGCTCGATCTTTTAAAATTAAATCTAAATAAGCAACAACAACAACTGTAGGTTTTGTTTTTGAACTTTGATTGGTATAAGAAAAACCTTCTTCAGTTACATTGCTTTGGTTAAAGTTATAAACAGGATCAGAAGGTGAGTCTTGAGCAATAGTCAAACTTCCATCTTCCCAGAAACCTTGACTTCTCATTACAGCTAAAAGTTGATTAACTACGTTATAAGCTTCATCTGTTGAACTGATTGTTGCATTGCAACTGAATCTTGCTTCCTTGGTTGTTACCCCATCCAAAGTATATTCAACCTCTTCATTCGCATATTTACTGGCACGGAAAAATGCCCATTTATCTAATTGTGAACTATCAAAATGATCCCCAAGCCCAAATCTAGTGTTTAACATTAACGCATATAACAACCAAGAAGGACAAGAAGTCCATGTTGCAGCTTGGAATGTTCCGTCCCAAATATAATTAGTTGGGTAAATTATTCTTCCCGTATCACTATCAACTGTAACTCCTGTTGGAATTTGTACTTTTAACCCTTTTATGTCATATTTTCTACTAGGAATTGAACTAAATTGTTGTGCATCTAGTCTTACGCCAATTAAAGCTGTATTAGGATAATTCTGAGTATCAAATTTAACAGCAGTATAGGCACTCCAAATAAAAGAATTGGACAATAAATCATCATTGCTATCATCAGTTACTCTCGTAACTCTTATTGTATAAATTGAATTTTCTCCTATTTCTCCTGCGTCTTTCTTAAAACGTATTTCATATTGTCTGTTATAAGCATCGGCTGTTCTTCCTCTAATCGTGTCATTAACAACTTCATCGTAAGCTGTTTCACTTCCTGTTGATATGTTTGTATATTTAACAGCTATTTTTAATTGAACATGTGTTCCTAATGTGTCACCATTTGAATTATCTATCCTTTGAAGTACAGGGATCGTAATTTTAACCCTGACAGCATCAACATCTGTATCATTTATACTTCTTATAACAGGAAATTCTTTTGTAACTGGAACATTAACAGCCGTTGCAGTTAATACAGCAGTTGAAGATTCTAAAGGAATATAAGATTGAGTTGCTGTTCCTGTTCTTTCATATAAATCTACGTCCTTAAAATTATAAGTTCCATCTGCATTTTGTAGAGAAGTATCATTGAAGAATACAGATTGAAATCCATTAGCAAGACCCTCTATCGGTCCTTCAGCTATAACCTCAGTTATATTTGCAAATTCTCTACTGTCTAAACTGTCTCGATCAGTACGTGGTGTTCTGTCACTGCCTTTATCACCTTTGCTGCCACCAGCACCAATGATTGTTGTTGTCATCTTACGTCCACCTGTACAGTATCGATACCTGCGCTGACGACAACGCTTCCTGTTATTGTACGTCCCAAAACAATAGGGACAGGCACACCAGCAGAATTTGTATTGGTGATCCCACTAAAATTAAACGATTCTCTTGGATCTTCCGTTCTATCAGATGTCTTGTCAGTCGGAGCAAGCATATTAGCTATCCCTCCTAAAACCAGTGAAGCTCCTATAGTGAATAAAGCTTGAGTTGTATAAGTAGCGGCAGCCCACCCACCTGTTGACATTAATCCTCCTGCTGCTGCAACAGAGGCTCCTGCCGTAGCAAAGGCTAATCCAACCAAAGCTACTCCCAAAAGTATCCGTCCTGTATTTCCTCCAGCTCCAGCTATCACAGGTGTAATTAATATGTCTTCCTTGCCTATTGGATCTCTT